AACTTAGTATTTTATATGCTTTTTACTAAGTTACGTATATTTTAAATAGTTAAACCCCTTGATAGGGGTTTAATTTACACTGCCTAAAAAGGCAGTAGTGACTTACGTCAATTTGTATACCACCTTTTAAAAAAGGCGGCGTTGTGACTTGCGTCAATTTTTATAAATACAATACTACTAAGTAGTACCTTTTTCAATTTCTTTTTTTAGCAAATTCCATTTTAAAATGGGCATTTTATATTTGCCTGCAATATATTTTTTCATTGCCATGTAATAAAACCGTGACGGTGGTGTGTTTACGTCCCTGCGTGCAGGTTTTTGCATGATATTTTCATACAAAATTCTCCCTGCTTGTGCCGTCTTAACATTGTTTTTTTTAAAAAATTCTTTTATTTCATCGGGTGTTGGTGATTGCATTTATTCTTGACCTTTTTGTGTTTTTAATAATTATTACTATATAATACTTACATCAACATCTAAACACCTCACTTTATTATGGTTATTCCAATATGGAGGAGTTGCTCTAATGAATCTATTACCGTTTTCATGCGGTATAAAACGCATAGTTTTGCCATCTTTAAACCAATAATAACCACATTCAACCTCTTCAATTTGTGTGCTTATAACCTTACCATAACCGTAAGCAGATTTTTTACCTAAATATCGGATATTTTTAAATAGTCTGTTTAATTCTTTTATGCTGCTGTTGCTATTAAAAAACCCAATCATTTTATGCGTTAACAATAGCTGCATATTATTTTTATATGATCTATATTTGCCATTTGTTAAAACTGGACTGCCATGAGTAATATCAATGTGATTAAGGTTAAAACTTTTTTTATAAAATTCACTTGCATAATTAAAGTTGCCTTCAGGCGATAAAGCTGATGCACAAAAAATTCTATGACCATTAATCTCACCCATTGTTATAGGGATAGGAATTTTATCTGGCACTGAATCTCTATCAAATATCCTCTTATCCTTCTCAATCTTGAGAGGAGTCATCACCCATGATAAAAGAGCGTCAATATGTATAGGGTCTGTAGGGTTAATATAAACGCCAGTGCCATCTAAATTAAAAGTGATTTTATAATTTACCATAATCTTGTTACCTCTGATTGTTGTGTGCTATTTAAATGATCTAAGCCTCTTGTACTATAGCCATCATTTTTTATACGTGACGTTGTTCTTATGGTTAGACCATAATTTTCATACAGATTTAAAACCTTCAATTTTTCTGTGGCTATATATGCTTGTAAATCAAGTATTTTCCAATCAGCCATAGGGCAAAATCTTTTTATACCAATTTTATAAGTAAGAATATTTTTATCGCCTTTTGCCAAAGACATACGTCTTGCACGACTTTCATCTTTGCATAATCCTATAAAAACACCATCATAGCTATTTTCAAATGCCCACTGTTTGCCTTCATTTTTTAATTTTGATTTTAAGTCAAACTCATTTAATATATATTTTGCTTTACGGTGCTTTTTAAAAAATGCGTCTGAAACAGTATCAAAATTTGCTATATATCTAGATTGACTGCTTTGCCAATGCACAACATCAATATCATCTTTAATTGATAATATAATATCACCCATCACAAGGCTATCTTTACCCCAAGACATTGAAATCAAAGGGTTTTTACATGATGTCAGCATTTCTGCAATATTATCTTTGGTTTTTTTTAACCTGTCCTTATACTTAATTAAATGGCTATATATAAGCCCTTGATTTAGTTGTTTTTCATATATTGCTTGCATCTTTCGTACCCCCTGAATTTAACTCCTCCTTTGATGGTAATAAATAACATAATAATTTATATAAAGGAGTTTTATATTTATTTTTAGCCCATTCTAAAAATTCTAAATTTATTTTTATATTATCTAATTTTTTTGATTTAATATAAATATCATAATTCTCTAACTGAGGGCGACTTATGTTATTATTTAAAAAATAATTTAATTTTTCCCACCAATCTCTTGTATAATCCATATTAACATCAACGATGAGTGTCTCAAAAAGCCACTTGTTTGTGTTAAAATTTACTGGTGCTAATAAACCACCATGTTTTTTATAAGATGTGGTAATATAAAGTAACCATAATTTATTTTTAGGTGGATTGAATAATAAATCCCTCATAAAAGGCTTTTCTGTTTTGACATCTATCCGTTTAAAAGTAGTTTCATCACAATAAAAACATGACATTCTTTGCCATTTATATTTTAATGCTATCCAAACATTGCAATTTATTAATTGACTTCTTGGTGCTGCTAATAAATCGTAATTCGTAAAACTTTCTGAAAGTGCAGTATCTCTTGGATAGCACTCGCCTTCAATTCCAGTCACACAGCAAACGCCGTGTGACTTTTCTAGTGGTATTAAATTTTTACCCTTTTTATACTCAGGTGATGGATATTCAGGGCAGTTTTTATCTATTGTTTTACCGATTATCTCAAGGGCGTGCATTAGGTAATGCTCCTATATGGTTTAAATAGTTTAATATTTCTTGCTTTTTATCCTTTATAAAGTTTTTATAAAGACTTGAGTCTGGTATATTGTTTATTTCTATTTGACATTTTCCAAAGCCTTTATTGCCACCACCACCAATATAACCTTTTTCAATCATTAATTCTAAGCCAAGCCCTAATGCAGACATTTCTATATCTTGAATATGTTTACTGTAATCTATACCTCCTATTAATTTAGAGCCTTCTTTCAAGCATTCTTGTTGGTAAATCATGGATTGCGTTTTTTCTGCTTCTGAAACTTCTTCATTTGATTTTTCTAAATTTTTTAATTCTTTTTTGCTAATTCTACCCTCATAACTATCAATGCGTACATTGAATATCATTGTAAAGAGTTCGGATGCTGGTATTTCTCCATTCCCCCATTCGTAGCATTCAGCCCTAAAATCTCCAACATTAAGTCTACCACTTAAAATTTTATCTTGGATTGCAGCACCGAGTAAAGATATATGAGGGAGTGCATCTCTAAAATTTCTAATTCCCTCAGCATTGGCTGAATTGTTATTCCCTAACTCATCACCTATTTTTGTCTTTTTGCTTCCCATATCATTTAAAGCCCCACCACTATATAAAACATTATAAAACCATAATAAAACAGCAGGCTCTGAATCTGATACTTTTAAGCCTAAAGCCTCAATAAAGTGAATTGATAAAAGATCACGCATTAATCCTCTAAAGGCATTCCCTGAAAAATATGGTAAATCAATCATATTATTATTTTGTGTTAAAACAGATTTACGTCTAAATTGTTTAATATTGCCCAAAATATTATCACCGCAATGTGATAAAGGTGATTTTAAAGTTATATTTATTTTTATTTGGTATTGCGGCGTTATATCAGGTGATACTCTATCTTTTAATTCATTTACAATTTCAATATCTATATTACTTATGGCTGTTTCCAAATCTTCTTTTTTTAAAAATAGAAACATACCAGCAATTTTATGATGTTTTTTAATAAACTGCATAATGCTAAATAATTCATCTTTAGTGATTTTTAAAAAATTGCTGAATTCTTTATTATAAAGAGCTGTGACGGTTGTATTTAGCTGTTTTGCAAGTGTTTCTGCAAAATCTATGGTATTAGATTTTAAAGTAGCAACATATAATCTATCACTTAAAAAATCCTCCTTGCTGCGATTGATGTTTATATTGCTATGAATTGATAGGCTTCTAATAAAATTAAAGAAAGCTATTTTACTTTCGGTTGTAACATATTTTTTTTCATTCATTTTTTAATTCCTTGAATTTTTGATTATTTTTTTAATCTTTTAAAATATTTACATAAATATTACCTAAGTATTAAATAATATTTATGTATTTAATAAAAACAATAGAGTGTTTCAATCCACACGCCCGTGAATGGCGTGACTAATTAAGGTGTATTAATATTTCAATCCTTAAAAAAGCTGATTTTATGCTTTTATTAAAGTATAAGAATTTTCTTCATCTAAAAGCCCAGTTTTTTCACAAACTGTTACAGATTTTACATAATCTCTAGCTTCTTGGTAATTCTTAAAAATTGATATTTCATCACTGTTTTCTTCTTTTACCCATTTACCTCCGTGTCCTTTAGGATATGTTTGTTCATAAGTCTTTGTATACCAAATTTTTATTTCGCCTTCATAATCTTCACTAGCTTCTTCAAGGTTTTCATTATTTTCAAAAATATTATCAAAACCGAAACTAGCTAAAAATTCTTCTTCACTTACATCACCAGAATCCCAGTTTCTTTTTATATATTCTAATATAGTGACATCAGAATCTTCATAGTCTATTATGTTTTGATTATCGTTATTAATATAATGAAAATATGTTGTATCTGTAGTTTGATTATAATATCTATAAATGGTATATTCATCATTAGATGCTTTTTCACAGGCTTTTTCTTTAATTAGGGCTTTTAAAGCATCATCATAGCTATTTTTTTCTAAAGCCTCTTTAAAATCATCTTGATTTTGATACGAATTAAATTTGATTAATTCTTTTAACATATCAATTAATATTCCTTGCTCTTCTGACATTTTAATTTCCTCGTTTTGTTTGTTTTTGTTAAAGTTTTTATAGGCTACTGCTTATATATATAATATACAGCTAAAAGATATATAAGTCAAGCATTGTTTTTAAAAAAATGAAAAAAGTTTATTCTCATTTTTTTTGGTTTATATTACGCTTTAGGTACAAATATTTTACATTCAGTCGTTTCATCACCACCAAAGCGTTCAACTTTTATTGCTGCATCAATACAATATTCTGTTGCTGTTGACGCTTCTCTATTATATTTTAGAGTTGCAAATTTATAGTTTTCTAATCCGCAATCCATGCTCAAGATTTTAGATGTAATCATAAATGCAGCTATGTTTTCTAATGTTTTTATATCTGCTTGCTCTGTTGCAGCGTCCTTATTTAAGGACTTTATGTGTGTTATATTTATCATTTTTTTACCTCGTTTGTTTGTTTTAATAAGCTACCTTGCTTATATATATAGTATAGCCAAAAGCAATATATAAGTCAAGCACTTTTTTTATAACTTTTCACTTTTTTTGATTTTTTTTATAAGTTATTGATTCTTAAAATTTACATATAATGTCATTTATTTTACAAATTTTATTGACATATTTATTTGTTTTGGTAATATTTTATAAAATTTGGTAGATTGATGGCTAAAAAGGAAGTAGACGAAAAAGAAATTGCTGATAAGGCTTATAAATTGCTTTCAAAGGGTAAAACTCTTGTGCATGTGGCTGCTGATTTGGGTATTTGTAAAGACACCCTCTTTGAATGGCTAAAGCCAAAAAACAAGAATTACAAGCCATTACTCGCCGACTCCATAAAAAGAGGTAAAGTAAAATCAGAGGCTTATTGGATTGATTTGGGTTTAGAGAATTTAAATAGTCCAAATTTTAAACCTGCAACTTACGTTTTTATGATGGCAAATATGTTCAAGTGGTCAAGAGTTGATAAGGTTGTTGATGACTCCCCTCAAGCCGATGAGAGGCTAACAAAAGAAGAGCAAAAAGAATTCATTAAGAACTTTGAAGATGAGTTTTAATAAATTATACTTAAGGGAGTATCTGTTATACGATTATCTTAAATTCGTAAGATATTTTTTTAAAATTAAATATGGAAAAAAAATACAATTAAATCAACACGTTGTGGTGCAATGTAGGGTGCTACAAGATGTGGTAGATGGTAAAATACAGCACTTAATCACAAATATTGCACCAGGATATTCTAAGTCAACTTTACATGGTGAATTCTTTTTCCCCTACATTATGGCTAAATATCCACACGCTCAAAATATTTTATTAAGCTATGGTCAAACTGTTGCACAAACAATCTCACAAGCAGCAAAGTCTGTTATAGAGCTACCTGAATACCAAGATTTGTTTACTTTTAAATTTAGACGCTCACAAGACGCAAAGGGCTTATGGAAAAACGAGTTAGAAGGTGGATTACTTGCTACCTCAAGCGGCGGCGTTGTGACTGGCTTTAACGCTGGTACTGTTGATGATTTAGAAAGTGATTATACTTTTAACGGCTTACTAATGCTTGACGACCCTCAAAAACCTGATGATATTTATTCAGAAAATTACAGATTAAACATAAACGACAACTTTACAAATACAGTTAAAAACCGTGTACGCAGTCCTAAAACACCTATTATAATAGTGATGCAACGTTTACATTATGATGATTTGTGTGGTTGGTTACTAAGGGGTGGCACAGAAATAAAATGGCATCATTTAATTTTGCCAGCAGTTATTGATAATTCTAAAAGTTACCCCATAAATTACACGCATGGCAAAAAAATTGAACATAACTTACCTAATGGTGCATTATGGGAATATAAGCTAACAGCAGAAAAATTTAACGAAATGAAGCAGTACAGTCCTTATATGGTTGCTGCACAATACGAGCAAGACCCTATTAATATAGGTGCTGGTATATTTAAGGATGCTTGGTGGCAGTATTACGATGTTATGCCTAATTTTGAGTATAAACTTATAGCCGCCGATACCGCTCAAAAAACCAAAGAACATAATGATTACACGGTATTTCAGGCGTACGGAATTAAAGATTTTAACATTTATCTAATAGAGCAATTAAGAGGAAAGTGGGAAGCACCCGAATTAGAGCGTAATTTTATTGATTTTTACAATAAACATAAAGGCAACAACACGCAAACAACTGGAAGGCTTAGGGGTGCAATTATTGAAGAAGCCTCAAGCGGTACAGGTTTAATACAAAATATGCAACGTAGGAATGATATGATAATTTATCCCAAAATACGCACAAAGGATAAATTAACACGTGCAATGGACACAGTGCCTTATGTTGCACAAGGTAGGGTATTTTTACCAAGTGAAGCCCCTTATTTGTTTGATTTTAAAAAAGAATTTAGAGATTTTTCAGCAAATGACACACACCAACATGATGACCAAATAGACCCCTTAATGGACGTTGTAGATCATGTTTATAATTTAGATAATAATAGGAGTACAGCTTTATGGACTTAGAAAATAAAGATTACACGTTGGCAATCAATGAATTAAATCAATCGATAACAAGGTGGACATTGTTGCAGCAAAAAATGTTTGATGGCAAACGTGATTTGTACGAGGTTTTAGGTTATTTTACTAATCCAGTTTTTAGTGATTATTACACAATGTACGAACGTAACCCTATTGCAAAACGCATTATTGAGGCTTATCCAAATGCGTGCTGGTCAAAAATGCCTGAAATTATTGATGATGAAGATATTGACAATCAAACAGAATTTGAAAAAGCTGTTACTGATTTATTTAAAAAATACAATATTAAAAATTATTTACGCCGTGCAGATATTTTACAGCGTTTAGGGGAGTATTCTGTTTTATTGATAGGAAGTAATAACTTAAGTCAAAATTTGACAAAATTAAAACAGTTTTATTACATTATGCCATATTCACAGGAAAATGCTGTTGTTGATATATATGAAGAAAATATAAATAGCGATAGGTTTGGAATGCCGAGTGTTTATAAAATTAATGTTGGCACTGTTAATAAAAGGCAAATACAGATTAACCACACACATATTATACACATTTCAGAGAATGCTTTAGAAAATGATTTTATAGGTTGCAGCGTTTTAAAATGTATCCTCAATACTTTAACAGACTTGGATAAGGTAATGGGTTCATCTTCAGAGTCATTTTGGCTAAATGCAAGGGGTGGATTGCATATTAATGCAGAAAATCCAATGAATTCAAAGGAAGACGGTAAGGTGTTAAAAGATATAACTGAAAGTTATTTGCATAAACTAAGTAGGGTTATAGCAACACAGAATACAAGTGTGACACCTATTAACTATAATATTGCAGACCCTAAAAATAACTTTGATATTTTAATAAGTGCTATTTCAGGGGCTACAGGCATACCAAGTGCTATTTTAACAGGTAACGAGGTAGGTGTTAGAGCAAGTAGTCAAGATGTCAACAATTGGTATGCAAGAGTCGAAGAAAGACAGGAAAACTTTTGTGAAAGTGGCATTTTAAGACCTTTTATAGACAAAATGATTGCATTAGGCGTGCTTCCAGCCCCTATAAACAATGAATACACTGTTAATTGGCAGCCATTACAAACACCAGACCAAGAGCAAAAAGCAAAGGTTGCTTTATTAAAAATGCAAGCGATTAATGCTTATGTTAATGGTGCAGCCGATACGGTTATAACGCCGCAACAAGTAACTGAAATGCTAGAAATAGACTACAGAGAAGATGAGGTTGCTGAAAAATTAGAACAAGAAAGCCAAGATATAGCACAAGAACAAGGTCAATAATAATGCTTGACGACCCTACAAAAACTGTTGCTTTGCGGTCAAAAGCAATAAAAGAAATTGCAAAAAGATTTAATCTTTTAAAAAAATTAATCAATGAAACCATTATTAAAAACGTTTTTTTTGCCAATATTGAGGCTTTAGACCCTGATAGATTTGTGTATGCAACTGATAGTGTAAAAATTAAAGAGTTTGAGTTATGGCTTAAAAAAGCAATTGCTGAAATTATTTTTGATAATCAAGAGCAAGTGATTTGGTTAAATAAGCTAATAGACTTAGCGTACACTAGGGGTATCAGTTTTGCACTGGCAGCACTTGAAGCAAATGCTCCTGAAATTTTAGGCATTACAAGTGATAAAAATTTAAATTACGTTTTAGCCTTAACACCTCAACAGCGTTTTTTACTGCCTGCACACATAGATAAAGTCCGTTACATTTACAGCAGGGTTTACACTGATTTAAAAAATGTTACTGAAACTATGGCTGCACAAATACAAAAAGAATTAACCGATGGCGTTTTAAATGGATTAAATCCAAGAGTTGTTGCGGGTGGTATTGTTAAAAAAGTTGATACTATAGGTAAGGTAAGAGCTAATCTAATTGCACGCACTGAAATAGTAAATGCAAGCCATCAAGCAAAATTAGTTGAAGGTGATAATTACCAAGCTGTAACAGGTGAAGCCGTTAAATATAAATGGCGTACCAGCCAAGACGAAAGAGTTAGAAGCACGCACGCAGCAAGGCATAACAAGATTTACACTAAGCAACAAGTCATACCATTGTTAGGCGAGCCAAATTGTAGATGTGGCATATTCTTACATTTCAGTTAAATATGAAATTATTTTATGTAAAATAAATTACATAAATTGCAAAAAAAATCTTTACAAAACTTACAATAAATAATAATAATTATGTCATATAAATTTTATTATGTTTGTAAATGGAAAAAACCTTATTATTTTTTAATTCCGAAGTTGGTAAACCAAGTGTAAAAATGCACGAAGGTGCTGAACATATTGTGTTTCCAGTTGTTGCAGCTAAAGAAGGCGTAATGAATAAAGTTTATTACGCTGATAAGGTTTTAAAAGAATCAGAGCATTACTGGAATGGTGCAACCGTAACAGTAAATCACCCTAGACATAACGATATACCTGTATCTGTACGCTCCCCCGACAAAGAAACAGAATACGCTGTTGGCAAGTTTTACAACGTTAAGTATGACAATCTCACACTTAAGGGTGAGATTTATTTAAATAAGCAGTTAGCAAATAACAAAGGTTATAGTGACTTAGTCAAACGACTTGAAAATGGTGAGATTATTAATGTTTCAACGGGTTTAATTGGTCGCACTGCAACAGCAAAAGGCGTTTCTAACAATAAAGAATACGATAGAGTTATTAGTGATATTTACCCTGACCACTTGGCTATTTTGCCTAACGATATAGGGGCGTGCAGTGTTGATGATGGCTGTGGCACTATGAAAGTGAATGCGTTATCACATGAAGACTTAAGGTCAAAATTACAAGTTGCCTTAGGTGGCTGGGATAGCAAAAAATATATTTATGATGTCTATGATAACGCAAAAGAGGTTACAAGACAAACAGTTTATAAAGATGCAATAACTAAAGAAACAATTATTAATCATAACTTTTCATGTGAGTGCAAAGGAGTACAAAAAATTATGAAAAACACAACGCTAAGTTTACTCAAAAACCTAGATTTAAATTTAAATGATGATGATAAAAAATTATTAGATGGTTTAACATACGAAACACTTATTAAAATCAATGAAAAATTAACAGTCAATAAAGATTTAATCGCAATCTCAAAAGACGAAAAAAAGGTTTTTGATAATTTATTAAAACGACAAGAAGCTGAAAATGTTGAAAAACGTAAGACTTTATTAACATACACAAACTCACTTGATGAACAAACATTGAAAGACTTACCAATTGAATTAGTTGAAAAATTAACCAATGAATTTAAAGAAAAAGCTGTGGAGCTAGAAAATAACAAAGCAGGTGATTACACTGGTAAAGCTGGTAATGTCACAACCAACAACGAAACACCAAAATATGAAGAAGTTGGAGCTTTACAAGCTATTGCAGATAAAAACAAAGGTGGCAAATAATGGTTAAATCAACTCCTGAAAAAATATTATTAATTGATACTGGTAGATATAACAAAAAAGAAAGACAAGCACACGCAGCACTTTCACCTGGGCATTTTTTAGAGGTTTTATCAACTGGTAAGGTGCAAAAAAGAGCAACAGCAAATATTGCATACCAACCAATGGTAGCACTTGAAAACGACCAAGAGGGTAAAACATTAACAGATGCTTATGCTGCAAATGATGTTGTAAATTATATTGTTGCTGCAAGGGGTACAGTTTTACAGGCAAGACTTCCTGCTGCTGCAGGTGCAATTGTTATTGGTGATGCTTTGATGCTTTCAAATGATGGCACAGTTATTAAACGCACTTCAACTAATCATGCAATCGCTTATGCGTTAGAGGCTGTTGATAATTCAGGCGGCGGAAGTGAAGTATTTATTCAAGTGGAGATTGCATAATGGTTAATGTTTTTGAGGTAAATTCAAGCGTTTTAGCAAATGATTTAATCTTAGCTAACGCTATTAATAAAGACGAAAGAGGTTTTTTATCTAATAAGGCTTTCTTTGAAAATGGTTTTAAAAAAGATAAAGAATTAAAAGTAAATGCAACAACAATTAGGCACGAGAGACATAAGCAGTATGATGCAGAGCTTATAACAACAGCCGAACGTGTTATGACTGGTATTAACGATATACGTAGTGCTGGATTAACAGCACCAATAGAGCATATAGGCATGACTCTTTCAATGTACGAAAGATTAGGTAAAATGACAGAAGGCGAAGTGTCTATGTCAGGACAACCAGCAGGCAAAGATGACAGGATGCTATTTAGCGAGGCTGGTGTGCCAGTGCCAGTTATCTTTAAAGATTGGTCGTTAGATATGCGTCATAAAGCAGCTTTAAATGCAAATAACAATAGCTTTACTGATGTTACCATGATGTCAGAGGCTGCTTTTGGCGTGACTTACACGCTAGAAAAAATGCTATTTAATGGTTACTCAACAATTAACGTTGCAGGTAATACCATTTATGGTTACACAAACCACCCTAATCGTAACACCTACACCTTAACAGGTAGTGGCTGGGCTGTTGCAAGCGGTAGAGATATAGTTGGCGATGTTTTAGCAATGATACAGTTGTTAAAAAATGACAAAAAGTTTGCTAACACCTTTATGGTTTATATACCAACACAATATGAAATGGCTTTAAGGGCTTACACAACGGCTTACGAAACAACAAATTATTTGCAAGAAATTAAGAAAAATCCTGAAATCTTAGATGTTAAATTATCACCAATGTTGGCTAATAACAATGTGGTGGTGGTTAGTATGGACAGAGCAAGCGTTGATTTAGCGATTGGTATGGACTTACGCAACTACCTGTGGAACGACCACCCATTTGCAGAGAAACACAGAATTATGGGTATTATGGTGCCAAGAATTAAAACAGATTATTATAATAACTGTGGCGTTGTACACGGTAGCGTATAGATAGGTGATTTATGACAGATACTACAAATCAAACAACTGAAAAAACCGAAGTTAAAAAAGATAAAGCTGAAGTGAAAGAAAACACTTATCAATGGAAACTTACAAGCGGTAAGCATTCCTATAAGGATGCAAAAGGTGAGATGGTTACTATTGTTGCAGGTCAAACCTTTATAAGTACAGCCTCAACAGAAGATGAATTGCCTAACCATTACAAAGGTCGTGCAATTAAGGTTGGTTAAAAATGACAAGCCGTATCACACCAGTTGAATTAAAGCGTATCGTTGATGTTGGTAGCATGGACGATACGGCTATTAATGAGTTTATCACTACTGCAAATTTTGTTGTAAATGATAATTTAAAAGATGCTGGGTACGGTGATGATAAATTAAAAATGATTGAGTTGTTTCTTTCAGCACATTTTATTTTATGTAAAAATCCATTACTCAAAAGGCGTAAAATAGGTGATGCAGAAGATGAGTACGTTACAAATCAAAAAATACAAGGTTTAGACAGCACAACATACGGTCAAACGGTTTTAATGCTTGATACGCTTGGTATTTTAAGTGCAGACCAGTCAAGTAAGTCAACAATTGAGGTGTTTTAATGGATTTTGCTTTAAATCAAAAAGCCACAATTTGGAAAGTAAATGGCTTAAATAACTTTGCTGAAGCAACGTATAACGCCCCTATTGTAATTGATGTACGCTGGGAGGATAAACCTGTGGCTTATCGCAATTTACAAGGTGAAAACGTTATAACAAAAGCAATTATTTATGCAGGTGGTCAAGCAGATTTAACGGTTAATGATTGTATTGCACTTGGTGAATTTGACAATGATAACCCTAAGGATTTAGAAAATATAGAAAAAATTATGTCAGTACATACTACATATAGTGTTGATGGTAAGGTATCTTTTAAAAAGGTGATTGTATAATGTCTATAGTAAAAGGCTTTAACAATTTCATAGAGCAAAAAAGCAAAGGCTTATACAAGGCTTTGGTGCAGGGTGCTGAAACAATTTTAGAAGAGGCTGATAAAATTATACCAGTTGATACTGGCAATTTAAGAAACTCAAGTTTTAAAAATATTGATACAAATAATGCAAAAGTGACTATAGGCTACACTGCTGAATATGCACCTTACGTCCATGAGAATTTAGATGCTAATTTTAGAAGACCTAGTGCAGAAGCTAAGTTTTTAGAAAAGGCAGTCAATATGCACGTAAAAACAGTGCAAGACAATATAGTAAAGGCACTGAAAGTATGACACATACAAGCCCTGCTATGGATATACAAACTTACTTAAATGCTCAAAACTTAGGCATTAGTGGTGAGGATTTATTTTGCGGTTTTATGCCTGATAAGCCTGATACAGCAATATGTTTATATGACACAGGTGGACATGAACAAAATAGCAAAATAGCGATAGACGAATGTAGTGTGCAGGTAAAAACACGCAGTTACAGTATGCAAACTGCCTTTGATAAAATTGAAGCTATTAAATTAGAGCTGCAAAGCAAGGGTAATACAACAATAAATTCAAAAGATTATTTTGGTTTTTGGGTACAAACACCGCCTTACATGATTGGGAAAGATGAAAGCGACAGGTTTATGTACACAATGAATTTAAGAATAAAATTAACACCTCAAAACAAAGGAAATAGAGCATAATGGCAAAGGTAGCAGGTTATAAATCATCTTTACAAATATATGATGGTAGTGCTTATGTTGATTTGGATGGTACAGAAGTCACTATAGAAGCAGGCGGTGACATTATTGACGTAACAGAATTAAATAGCAGTGGTTACAGGGAGAAAATACAGGGATTAAAGACTTTTACTGTAAATGCACCTAAGATTTATGACTCTGGTAATGCAGCTATAGATATTTTAAAAGCTGCTTATGTTAATGGAGATTCGGTGCTTTTTATGTATTTTCCAAGTGTTGGTGGGCTTGCTGGGGTTATGATATCAGGTAGCTTTTTAGTTGAAACTTTTACTTTTAGCTCAACACTAGATGATGCAGTTAAATTAAATACTTCCTTCCCTGGTACTGGTGCATTAACAATTGATCTAACAGTGTAGTTATATGGCAAAATTAGCAGGTTATAAGACAGCAGTAAAAAAAACAGGTACTAGCACAACCTTTGCTAGTGCTGCATTTACTGAAATTGTTAATAATAAAGTTTTTCAGATTACTGATACAGCTAAGTGTTTGTGGGATATTAACCCTAGTATAGCATTTGTTTTCTATGAAAATAGTGTTGCAATTAATAATGCTGATATTGACTATTTGGATATGTTGCAGGGCATAGTAGCATTTAAAACTGCCAATAAAACAGGTACAATTACAGGCGATGGCAAATATTTACCAAGTGTTGAGGTAGCAAGTACATTTAGTGCTGAGTTAGGTTTATCAAATGCAATTGTTGATGCTACAACCTTTAAAAGTGCAAAAGATAACGGTGGTTACGGCAGTAAAGCAGTAACAACAAAAGATGCTACCTTAAGCATTGAAAATTTTTACGAGACAGACGCTACATTTTGGGATTTGTACACAAGCGGTAGTGATATTTTGATTGAAATGTCACTAGATGGCACACCATATTCAAGGGCTTATTACAAGAATGAAAGTATAAATCATAAAAGCAATTTAGATGATTTAATCAAAGAAGGCATTAGTCTTGTTGCTAATGATAAAACATTTTTAGCAAGTGCAGGCTATCTAAAAAAAGCAAATTTAATATTATTATAAGGAAAAATGAAATGAACTTAAGAGATAGGTTATTATCAAAAGACGTAAATTTAAAAATTGAAACAAAAGAAATTGATGGTGAAGTTTTTGGATTTAAAGAATTAACCATTAAAAAAGCTGATGGTATTAAAAAAGCCTGCACAAAGATTAGTGCAACAGGGGTAGATTTTGACATAGAGGCACAAAGATTTTTAGCTTTAATTTATGTTGTTGTTGACCCTGAAACAGGTGATTATTTATTCAATGAAGCAGATAAAGAGGTTATTTTATCACAACCAGCAGGCGGTACGATTGATAAATTAATTAATTATGCTGTTGCTTATGTTAATCCACAAGATGTTGATGCCAAAAAAAACAATTTGGAAGCGACGGCTTAGAATATTTTAAATATTTTTTAGCTGAACAATTAAAAATGACTGTTGCAGAGATGGAGCAGTCAATGAGTTATGAAGAGTTTATAAGCTGGAATGCTTATTATGGGTACAAAGCAGAATTAGAAAAAAAAGCCATAAAAGAGGCAAATACTAAAAGGAATAAATTGTGACTTTAGAGCTTGGTACTTTACAGTATGTTATAGCGGCTCAAACAACCGAGCTGCAAAAAGCTGCAAAATACATACAGCAAGTAGAAAAGCAGGTTAAGGATTTAAGCAAAACCAAAGCTCAACTTGAGGTTAATACCACTGCTTTAAAGCAGGCACAAAAAGAAATTCAAAGACTCAACAAAAATCAAGTAAAACTTGAGGTTAAAGCTCAAGGTGTAAAACAAGCACAAGAAGAAGTTAAAAGGCTTGATAATCAATTCAAGGCTTTAAAATCTAGTGGTGTTGATGCTGGTCAAGCAATCAATGAACAATTTAATCAAATAAAAGCAACAATAGCTGGTGCAATAACAGTCACAGCCGCTTGGAGCATTGTTAAGCAGGCTGATGAATTTAATATGCTTGAGGCACGCATAAAAGATGCTTCAAGTTCATTGCAGGAATTTAAGGCAAACCGTGAAGCCTTGCTTGATATATCAGGCACGACTGGTATGGATTTAGGCGGTACTGTAAGCCTATTCCAAACATTAAATGACTCGGCTGCTGATTTAGGTAAAAGTCGTGAACAAATAGTAGCATTCACAGAAACAACTGCACAATTAGCAGCGATAGGCGGTAAATCAACTGCCGAAATATCAGGGGCTATGACTCAATTAGGGCAAGCATTAGGCAGTCCAATTGTAAGGGCTGAAGAATTTAATAGTGTAATGGAGGGCATGAGACCACTTGCACAATTAGCGGCTGATAATATTAAAGGCGTTGATGGTTCTGTTTCCAAATTGAGGCAAATGATGCTTGACGGCTCTTTATCTAGCAAAGTCTTTTTTGATGCAGTCGTAAAAGGTACGCAAGAAACACAAAAGCGATTTGACGCATTACCCCCTAGTGTAAGTCGTTCAATGGGTATGTTAAATATTTCATGGCTACAATATATAGACCGTGTGAATGAAGCCATAGAAGGCACTAGCTCAATTGCAAACGTAATTCAGTTTTTAGCAGGCAATATAGGTAATACTATTGGTGTTTTAGGTACTTTAGCTGCTGCATTTACAGGTGTTAAACTAGGCGTTTTTATTGCGGGTATTTATTCATCAATTAGTGCTGTTGGTGGATTGAGTGGTGCTTTTGGTGTTTTAACTGCTGCTATTATGGCTAATCCTTTAGGTTTTTTAATTGGTTTAGTCGCTGCTGCAACTACTGCTTATATTACATGGGGAGATGAAATTAAAGCATTTTTAGGTATAATGGACGAGCAAAAGACCGTAATAGCTGAAATTGAAAAAGCACACAAGACAGCACAAGCAGCCATAGAAAGAGTTGAGGCAGCAACAGGCAGTGCCACAAAAGCCTCAAGAATATACACTGAACAATCAAGACAAGAGGAATTACAGAACATAGCAACTGCTAAAAGTGCTATTTTAAGACAGCAAGCCACTGCCTCAATGAATGCTAGTTTTGCATCAACGATGGCACAAGATGCACAAAAAAAAGCTGCTTTAATCACTGGAAATTCAAGGGGTGAAGTTGCACAAAAAAGTGATCTTATACGACAAGCAAAAACATTTGCGATAGAAATGCAGTCACAAGCTCAAGTTTATCAAGATGCAGGTCAAAAAATACAAGAACTAGAAAGTGCTGCATCTAAATTAAAAAAATTAAAATTAGGTGGAGGTGGCGGAGGTGGAGGTGTAGGAACACCTAAGGTAGGCGGTGCAAAAAAAGACAATTCACAGGCGGAAGCCGAAAGAGCAGCACAAGAAAGAATACGTATGACGCAAGAGCTTGCACAAATGCAGGCTGATTTAATGCAAAATGAATTTGATAAGCAAGTGGCTATGGAGCAAATAGCCAATCAAAAACGTTTAGAACAAATTGCAGAATTTAACGCTAGAAATATAGGTAGTCAGCAACAAAGGCAAGCATTACTAGAGGCTAATCAAATAGCACATAATGCAAAATTAACAGAAATTGAACAAGCTCGCAATGAACACGCACAGGCTATTGTGCAGCAATATCAACAAGCATTAACAAATACTATGACTGATGGTTTAGAAAAACAATTATCGTTAGAAAATCTAGCATATCAAGAGCGTTTAACCGCTTTAGAAAACTTTAAAAATGAAAAAATATTAACCGAACAAGAATTACAGACATTAAGTGAAGCTGAATTATCAGCACATTATGAACGTATTAAAAAAATAGAGGAAGAAGCAAAGCAGAATGCTATTGATAAAGAAAGAGCAGAAATTGCAGCAAGACAGAAAACAACTGTAGCCAAGTTGGCTGATATAGCAGGGTTTCATGAGGCGGCTGGACATTTGTCACAGCAAGAAATGGTTAATTTTGGTGAGACTTTAGATACCCAAATGCAAACATTTTCTCAGCATTCAAAAAAAATGTTTGCTCTTTATAAGGCTTATTCCGTTGCTAAAGCTATTATTGATGGAGTGGCTGCAACAATTGCAGCATATAAATTTGGTAATCAAATAGGTGGCCCTATCTTAGGGGCGGTTTTTGCTGCCACTGCTGCTGCAACTACTGGAGCTCAAGTGGCTGCTATAACTTCAGCACAATTTCAAGGTGGACGTAAAGAAGGTGGTTTTGTAAGTCCAAATAGTTCATATCGTGTTAATGAGGGCGGCAAACCTGAATTGCTTTCTGTTGGTAATCAAGATTATTTAATGATGGGCAGTCAAGGCGGCTTTGTAACCTCAAACAAAGATTTACAATCATCATCTAATAACAATCTTTTTAATCCTAGTATTGTAGCACCACAGCAACAAAAAGTTATGATTGTTATTAAAAATGAAGCGGCTGGATTTGAGTTTGAACAAAGGCAAATATCGGAAAGTGAAATAGAAATTATAGCAAAAAGAGTAGTTGCACGTGATACACCTAAATTAATGCAAAGAGAAATGAATAACCCTAATTCACGTAGTGCAGCAGCGTTTACTAAAAATTACCAAACACAAAGGAAACGCTAATGACAACACCAACTTTAATTGTATTGCCAACATTAGCGGCTTACAGCACTAAGCCTGCAAATAACATTATTGAGATAAAGTTAGATGGCGGATTATCACGTAGACGCTTAGACCAATTAAACGCTGCAAGAACTGTTAATGTACAATGGATATTGCAGGCTACAGACTATCAGTATTTTATGACTTTTTACAAAACGACTATATCAAATGGTGCATTGCCTTTTTATTTGGATTTAAAAATAGATGACAACAGCATGACTCAATGCTTATGTTATTTTATGGCTGATAGCTTAAGCATAGAAGCTATAACACACAACACCTTTAAAATAAATGCTAGTTTAGAGGTGCTTGCATGACAGCACCACATTTAGATTACAGCCCTTTAATTAATGGATACAGTTTTAAAATTGATAAAGGTGTAAAGCAAGCAAAACTTGACGGCGGTTTTTTAAATGCTGCAAAGGATATAAAAAACAATAGCATAATTGTAAATTGTAGTTTTTTATTGAATGTAGATGATTATATAGATTTTATAGATTTTTATACAAATACTATAAACAGTGGCAGCCTTGTATTTTCAATGTACCTCACATTAGATTACCCTTGCGAAAGGTTGCATAATTGTCTTATTTTTATAAATAATATAGAATTTTTAACAAAATTATTTAAGGTAGATTGCGAAATTGAAGCCTTAGACAATCCAAGAGATGCAGAGCTAGATGATTGCTTTATGAACATTTACCCCTGTATTCAAGGGACTAATGCAGAAAGACTATTTAATACATTAGAGCAATTTGTAAACTATGATATACCGAGCATATTGCCATGAGTGATTATAGTGAGTTTTTTTTAAAAACGCCTGCAAATATAGTCATGTTAGAGCTAATAGAGCTTTCACACCCTGATTTTACAAAGACTTATAGACTTGTACGCAATGCAACTAACGGCGTGACTGTCACGCTTGAAACAGCAGCAAGTGCAACTTTTGAATATTATCCTTTAAAAATAAATAAGGGTGACACGAGGGAAAATCTTGACCAATCCATAACGCTAACCTTTGGTGATTTAGGTGAGGTTTTACCAAATGAATTAGATGTTGTTTTAGAGGCTAATAATTTTGTTACAAAGCCTATATTAAAATACAGAATTTACCGTTCCGATGATTTAACTGCCCCCTTAGAGGTTATAACATTAGAGGTACAAAGTATATCTTTTCAAAAAATAGGGGCGGTCATTGAAGCAAGGTCTAAGGCTTTAAATATTAACAAAACAGGTGAAATTTACACAATTGACCGCTTCCCTATGCTTAAGGGTTTTTTATGACACTTGATAGGTTTTTGAATAAAAAATATGACAAAGATTTTTACAACTGTATGCACTTTGTAAATGATGTTTGGCAAGCAATTACAGGCAAAAACATAAATAACATATCACTTGAGTTTTTACTAAACAGTCAAAAAAGATATGTACCACCCTTATTTAAAAAGAGCTTTAAAAAAATAAAACAGCCTATAACCCCTTGTATTTGTTTGATGGCAAGACAAAATTTTAATAAGCACGTAGGTGTTTTTATTAATAACAAAATTTTACACATAACAGAAAAAGGCGTTGAATTTTTACCTTTAGATATAGCAACACGAGGCTTTAGAATGGTGAGATTTTATATATGTTAAAAGTTATTATTATAGAAAATAATTTTGAGGCTGATATAAAACAAGAATACGAATGTCAGCATTTAGGTGAGTTTTTAAAAGCTCATTATGGTGATAAATTACCAAATAACACACGCATATATCATAATAATGTATCTGATGAAGCTGATGTAACGCCTTATGATGAGAATAGCGTTAATCATTTACTATCATTAGATGGCACTTTTTACGTAGTGCATTATGCAGGCGATCCAATAACAGCTATTATAAGTCTTGTTGCTGTTGTTGTGGGTTTTGCAGCAACATATTTTTTACTGCCAACACCTGAGATACCAAGTGCAGCAAACAGAAATGTAAATTCTGAAAGCTCAAACAATGAACTTTCAGAGCGTGAAAATAAGCCAAGAATTAACGCAGCGATTGAAGATATTTATGGCAAAGTTAGGAGTACACCAACTTTAATACAGCAGCCATATAAAGTATTTATAGGTAATAAAGAGATTGAGTATACTTATATGTGTATAGGTGTTGGTTATTATGATATATTGGACGCAAAAGATGATACAACTGATATAGCTTCAATTGATGGTGCTTATGCTGCTTTTTATAACCCTAATCTATCACCAAATAACGGAACACCTTTTAAAGTCATTGGTAAATTACCGCAAGAAATAGCTTTGTCTATTCGTGGAAAAAACGACATAAAATTTGTTTATCCTAATAGCATACAAATAAAGAGCACCTCCAACGTTGATTTTACTGATTACTTTAGTGATGGTGACTTTATAAGGATTACAGAGTCAAATACTAGATATAAAAATGGTAGTGGTGTTGAGATAGGTATGGACTTTAACGGTGTTTATGAGATTGACACTGTAACCGCTTTGGAAATTACACTTGCAAGTCCTGAAAATATAAAAGTTTCATGGGACGATTTACAGGATTATCCAACACAAGTAAACACCAATACGGCTTATTATAGGGACACAAAACCATTATTAGAACAATATAGTGCTAATGTGGTTGAAAGTATAAAAAATGTTAAAAGATTAAATAGTGTTAATGGTCAAGGGCTTATTGCTAAAAATGCAGGCAGTTATAAAGGCAATGTACGCATGGTTTACCCTAATAAGGTTGAAGCTAAACCTAATATGGGTATAAACTTTTTAGAAAAATGTGTGATTGGTGATATTTTAGAGATTGTCAATTCTGATCCACCAGGTGCAAACTCTATAAATTATGATGGTGTTTATACGATTGAGGCAGTTACAACAGATTATATCTTGCTTTATGATGCCCCTAATATAAGCACTGGCTGGGATATATTGAATACATACCCTAATAATGGTACCGGAAATTATTATCCTGATTATGCACCTGGACTCTTATTGCATAAAGAATATTACATTGGTGAGTTTATTATCGATGATATGGAGGAAATATGGTGTAACTTTGTAGCACCAAACGGATTATATAAAGATAATGGCTCAGCACAATATGCAGTTGATGCAGAAATAACCGTTGAAGTTACACCAGTTGACGCAAATAACGACCCTATGGACACCACAGAAACTTTTACAACAACATTATATGGTAGTGCTGTTTCAAGGTCAAGTAGAGGTGTAACATTAAAATGCAATCCTACATTTAATGGTAGATGCTCAATAAAGGCTTATAGGTCAAGTGACACAGATACAGCCTTTAGTGGCACAGTCGTTGATGAGGTAAAATGGAGGGATATTTACGCCGTTTTGCCTGTAAGTGCTACGAATTTTGGTAATATAACAACCGTGCAAACGGTTACACAAGCAACAGAAGGTGCTTTAGTTATTAAAAATCGTAAATTTAACTGTTTGGTGCAACGTAAAATAAAAAAGCGTACAAGTGGTAGCAGTTTTACAAGTACACTTTACGCAACAAGTCGCATTGATGAAATAATATCGCATTTATGCCTAGATGATTATAACGGTAGGCTTAACACAACAGAAATAGATTTTGATAATATTTACGACACCGTAGAGGGAATAGAAGATTACTTTGGTACTGATAAAGCAGTTGAATTTAATTACACATTTGACAAAAGCAATATGTCTTTTGAGGAAAAAATAGCAGCAATTGCAAATGTTATTTTTTGTACTGCATACCGTCAAAGTGGGAAAATCAAAATTAATTTTGAGAAAAAAGCAGAAAGTTTAGATGCTGCTAAAATGCTTTTTAATCATAGAAATAAAGTGCCTAACACTGAAAAAAGAGATTTTGTATTTGGCAAAACAAATGAACATGATGGTATTGAATTTGACTATGTAAACCCTGATGATGACTCTATAGTTACGCTTTATTTACCGAGCGACCAATCAGCAATTAACCCTAAAAAGATTGAAAGCATAGGTATTAGAAATAAGATACAAGCCTATTGGCAGGCTTGGAGGGCTTATCAAAAAATAATCTATCAAAACACAATCGTAGAGTTTGAGGCACTGCAAGAGTCTGATTTACTTGTAAGAAACGATAGAATACTCGTTGCGGACAATGTCAGAAGTAATACGCAAGATGGTGAAGTTGTAGCGGTTAGTGGCTTAACACTTACCCTTTCACAGCCTTATACATTTGAGATTGGTAAAAGCTATATAATATTTTTACAGCACTATGATGCAACGATAGAATCAATAGCAATAACAGCAGGAAGCAGTGAATATGAAGCTGTTTTAAGTGATGCTCCAAGATTAACTTTGTCAACTGATAGTGCATATTATGCAAAAACTGTGTACTGGATTGTTGCAGATGATGACATTAGGATTAAATCTTTTCTTATTTCGGAAAAAGAAGCACAAAGTAACTTTACAAATATTTTAAAATGTGTCAATTATAATGATGATTTTTACGTAAAAGATAAAGATTATATAAATAATATAATTGACATAAATGGTAATGAATTGTGAGTTGTATAACACATGAAGATTTAGAAAATGCAAAACTTGATGTGCAAACACTTGAACAATTTATTAATGGTGATGCAAATCAAACAGTTACTGCAAGGCTTGGTAACAGTTACCACACATTAGAGTATTGGAATGAACAAATAGGTGATGCGTTTAGTGGTAATAACATAAAAGTTTTTAAAAGCATTACAGAGCTTAGGGCATATTCAAGTCCTCAAATTTACACAGAAGGTGCTTTGTTATTAGGCAAGAATAGTATTTTTGATGGTGGTCAATTTTTAATGTATTACGACCCTAATTCTTTTGCACAAGACAATGACTTTGACGTAATAAAACCTAATGATATTGATGTTTTAGGGGCTGGACGTTGGTTAAAAGTTGTTAAAATCCTAGATGATTTTGCAGAAATTCAAGTTGAAAAATTAACGATACAAGGGACATCTAACGAGTTACTTTTTACACAAAAAGAAGGGCGTGAAGATGTAAAGAAAACAGCTATAAATTATAGTGGTAATTACTTAAGTATTTATTCTTTACATGATGACGTTAACCAAGCAGGCGGTCAACTTTTACTTGAGGCAGTCAGAGATACTGCCGAAGGTAATGGCTTAGACTGGGAGGCATTTATAGTCTACATAAGAGGTGAAAGAGCCTTAAGGCTTGATGGTGAGATGCTTGCTATTCAAAAGGAGTTTTTACCTGTAAAGGGTATAAATCTACAAGGTAGTGATGTGCAGGGTAGTTTTACGCCTGTATTAGAGTTTCAGGGCGGCGGAAGTGTAACGATTAGCACAGCAAGTGCAAGTTATCAAAAAGTTGGTGATTTGGTTAATTGCATTTTTGCAATTAGTACATCTGGGCATAGCTATACAGGCAATAATGCTGGAGCTAATGGTAATTTAATGTTAAGCGGTTTGCCTTGGCAATGTGTTTACGGCACTGGAATTGTATCATTTGCAAGCGGTATATTAAGCGATGATGGCACGGCGACAACCACGATTGAGGGATCAGGTCAAACTACAACAGGGGTTGATTTTGATTTTACCGCAGAAGTTGAAAATCCACCTGCATCATCTTTAACTATAAATCCAACGGCAAGCACTAATAAAGCTAGATTTATAAGGGATACAACAGCACTTTTAAAAGCAGTAAGTTTGGCTCAAGGTTTTAGTCTTGTGGGCAGCGTCACCTATTATGCAACAGGTGATAAGCTGATATGACAAAAACCAATAGAAAAGTTTGGATATGGAATGTTGCTGGTAATAGTTGCACGGCTATATCACCTGATAGACCAGCAGAAGTACCATTAGAATATGAAGGCGGCTTTATGCAACCTGCTATGTCTTATGATTCACAAGGCAGATATGTTGTATTTAGTGGACACGTTAGTGAATATTTAGTACCTCGTGTGTGGCTATATGATAGAATTGATGATACATTGACTTGTATTACTCCACCAAGTAAACCATGCTTTCATGCAAAATTTAACCATGCCACAACAAAAATCACTTTTGTAAGCCCTTATAATATAACCGATGCTGATTGGGGTGATGGTGGTGTTGCCAGTGATTCACCACTTACAATACCTAGTATTAGTGATAATTTTTTAGATAATATAGCGGCTCATCAAGATTTTGCAGGATATGGCAATCGCTTGTTTTCCAATGCACGCATGATATTGCGTGCTGCTACGATGAAAATGTCTGATATTTATGTCATGAATTTAGATGGTACAGGCATAAAACGCATCACAAATTATAAAGCAGAGGTTGGTAGACCCCAGTTTAATGATGACGATACTGAATTATATATGTGCAGCTTTGACCTAAAAATCCGCAACAACGAAAATCCTTTAGCTTGCACATTATATAAATGTGATGCTGATTTTGAGGGTAAAGCCGCCCCAGTATGCCCTCCATTAACAAATTATAGATTATTTGAGGGTGACGCTGAAAGCTATTATCTTAATTATAAACCAGTACCAGTGACTTTAAATAATGGTTTAAAGGTCGTTTACTTTTTTACAACAGCAAATCCATTTGATGCAGAAAATGATAAATCGCACAAGCTGGCTTATATTATTGATAATCCAAACGTTGCACAACCTATCGTATATCTTAATAGCACTTATGATTTTTATACTTCTCACGGGCAATACTGGGAGGAAGAAACAAATAAAATATTGTTCCACGCAAAAGAATTAAGCACGGACGAATGGCAGGCGTACGAAGTTGCTATTAACCCTAACACAGGTCAAACGGCTGGAGACCCTGTAAAACTTATACCACCAATTAGTAATGCTGCAAATTTAACGATTGGACATATTACACGTAAAAATGGCTATGCGGCTTTTGACGAGGAAACACCTAATGATGAAAATGATCAGTAAAAGGTAAAATAAAATGCACGAACCAACATTAGTAAAATACCAAGCTGAAAAACAATATTACGCTGTTGAGTGGACTTTGAATGAAGGTGAAACCATTGATAGCTATATCTTTTATGCACAATCAGAAAGTGATGATGATAGCGGTAATAATACCATTACCTTATCAAAAGACGCAAATTTTAAAGAGTTTAGCAACATACAAGTATTGCAAACTGGCAATACGCTCAAGGTCTTAATAGACGGTGGCGAACCATTGTCACGTTTTTTAATACGCAACGTTATTACAAAAAATAACGGCGAAAAAGAAGAAAAACGATTTTGGATACAGATTTTAAACTAGAAAGGAAACAATTAAATGGCATCAACATTAACACTATATAACGATTTTAAATTAGAGCTTGGCAAAGAAGGACACAATTTTTCAAGTGATACCCTAAAACTTATGCTTGTGACAAGTGCTTACACGCCAAATTATAACACACATACACAAAAATCAGATATAACAAACGAGTTATCAGCAGCAAACGGTTATACGGCTGGAGGTTACTCACTGTCAACTGTTACGTGGGCAATGGTGTCAAATAACGCAAGACTTGATTTTGCTGATTTAGATATAGAGGCTAGCGGCGGTAGTTTAGTATTTAGGCGTGGTATTATTTATAATGATAGCAATGCTAGTGACAAATTAATTGCTGATATTTTATTTGACAATACACCAGCAGACATAACGATAACAACAGGCAATATTAGACGTTTGAAGATTGATGTAAACGGATTGCTAGAATTGCAATAAAGGTTATTTATGGCTGATACTGGTTTTATTAATTCTGTAAATTGCAGCAGTGAGGGCGATAGCGGTCGTGCTTGGGCTGCTGCAAATTATAATAATATTGCCACAATTAATAATCAGTTTTTATCTACAACCCTTGCTATGCAGTCTGCTGGGGGTGTAAGCCAAACACTTTTAGTTACTAATTATGGTTTTTCAATACCATCAACTGCAACAATTGATGGTATTGAAGTTATTATTTATAGAGCAAGAGCTGGCACTGGTGCTAATACAACAGATAATAATATACAACTTATTAAGGGTGGCACAAAATCGGGTAATAATAAAGCTAAAACCGATATTTATCCTGTGTCGCCCGTATCATCAGCAACATACGGTGGCAGTACAGATTTATGGGGTTTAAGCCTAACCCCTGCAGATATTAATGCTAGTAATTTTGGCATTGCGATAAAATGTATTAATAACGATGCTAGTAATATATCGTTCCCTCGCTTAGATTATGTGGCAATTAAGGTTTATTATACACCCACACAAACAATTGACGAAACACAACTCACTACAAAAATAATGAGTTTAGCAAAATTTACACCTGTAGTGCAAATAATTGATGTTACTGAATTACCAGTACTACGATTTAATATGTTTGACAACAACCCTAGTGACTGCATTATTGAGGTTAGTACAACTGATAAAAAAACGATTAATTGCAGTACTAATACACCACTATTTCAAGCCATTGATTTAACAAATATTTTACAAAAAGTTATTAATTTTAATGTAAACACTACCACCTTAGGCAGTATTGATACTATTTCACTGCCTCTTGCAGCAATAGCAATTGATAAAAAGACACCCTCCACACAAATCATTGATGCTTCCAATATAGATACTTATAATATTGCCTTAGCAAGTTACACACCACAATCAAAAGCTATTGATATTATTGACCTACCTCAATATGTAATTAATTTTGTAAAATATGCAGTTGAATTATTAGGTTTAGACATTGAAGTACCTCTAAAAACATTGTCATTAAATTTAAATTCTACTAGCTTGCAAGAGATTGATGTAACTGCTTTAAATGTTATAACTATAGATATTAATCAAAGCACGCCTAACTTGCAAAATATTGATGTTATGGCTTTACCTTTAGCTGTTGCTAGCTTTGTAAATTATGCCTTAATCTTATCAAATATTGATGCAACGACATTACCTTTAAAAGTCATTGAATTGCTCAAAAATGATATAAATATACAAAACATAGATACAACACAATTACAGCCTTATATTATTGATGTAAATTCTCATACACCACAAACGCAAGCGATTGATTATAGTAATCTACAGCAAGTCATTATTAATCTATTTAACCATACACCTTATTTGCAAAGGATTGATGTTGTTAATATTTTAACAAAGACATTGCAATTTGTTACTTATGCACCAGTCACACAATATATAGATGTTTCTAGTTTATCTTTATCTACATTTAGTATAATATCAAATAATGTTGAGGTGCAAGCAATAGATGTAACATATCTTGAGCCGTATATAATAACTATAGATACATACAGCGTTGCATTAATAAATCCTCAAGTTGTTATCAATGTACCAAGCACAAGAACGATAGAGGTGGATTTGAGAAATAACGTTATAAAAAATACACTAAGAAACAACGTTGTTGCAAGTTTAGCAAGTAAAAACACTATTAACTCAGAGAGTAATTAAGGGAGTTTAAAAATGTTTAGATTATCAAAAAGAAGCCTTAACAATTTAGAGGGGGTTCACCCTGCATTGGTTAAGATTGTTAAGAGAGCGATTGAAATCACAAGTCAAGACTTTGTTGTGATTGATGGCGTTAGAACAATAGAAGAGCAAAAAAAGTACATGGCTAAAGGTGCAAGTCGCACAATGGCTAGTTTGCACTTATTGCAAAAAAGCGGTTATAGCCATGCTGTAGATTTAATGGCTTGCGGCGTTGAGAAAGAATGGGACGCAAAGTATTATCCAGCAATTGCAAAAGCTATGAAAACAGCCGCTAAAGAGTTTGGTATACCTTTGCAATGGGGTGGTGATTGGCTAAAATTTAAAGATAATGTACATTTTCAGATACCAAGAGAATATGGAGAGGTGTTCAAATGAATAGTACTTATATAACTGGCATTATTAGGGCGTTTTTACCGTTGGTTTTTAGTTACTTAGGTTATGAATTAACTGATAGCGACTTAACAATATTATCAGCTGCATTTGGTGGATTGATAGCGGCTATTTGGTCAGTCTTGGAAAAGAAAACCATTAATAAAAAGCTACAAAAATATTATTGAACTAAATCAACAAAAATATTGAACTACAAAGAAAAGCAATGTCACAAGAACCAATATATAATCAAAATGATTTAACGAACGCCGTCGAGCTAGGGGTTATAAAAACCATTTTGAACAATATTGATACAAAAACCGATGCTATCCAAAGAGATGTAGCGGTTATTAAAACCCAACAAGCAGATATTGACAATCGTGTAACGCAACTTGAAGCAAAAACACGTTTTTATGGTTATGTTTTTGTAGCGTTATTTTTATTAGTTATTACTGTTCTTGGCTTAAAAATTGAGTGGCTTGAGAAAGTGAAACAGGTGTTTTTTTCAGTGTGATTAGTAAGAAAAAATCATTTACGAGAAATAACTGGGTACGGACTTGTTATATTACCAAAAAAGTGAAGGTCAACCCCCGCTACGCAGTGATCAACCTCTCAATATAAACTATTATATTCTAATTAAAAAGTCAAGGGTTTTCAATTGTTTTAGTATGTCTATCAATGCAATTCTTTAAATCTATTGCTATATCAACAGCATCATCTTTTGTTGGTTTAGATTTATCATTGATGAGTGCATTAAAAAACTCTTGTGTTACTTGCATTAAGTTATTCATTTTTTTGCTCTTTTTTAAAATAAAATTCTGTTCTTTCAGGTAAATAAATTCCCTTTTGTTTTTTATAACATTTAAAATTAAACTTTTCTAACAATGGCTTAAACATATCTATTTTATTTTCTGAAACTGTTATTATTGGCTCTTCATTTGTAAATATTTTGAGTATTTTATTCATTAAGGAGCTTCCTATCCCTTTACCCCAATATTCAGGTAACACTCTAAAGGTACAAATTTTATTTTCTTCTAAAGTTTTTTTTATAATTGCTACAGCTATAATTTTACTGTCACAATATTCTATATAAATATTACGTTCGCCTTTTAATGCTCCATCTAAAACTTTAGAATTATACCAATTTTCAAAATATGGATAGTCATCAGATAAGTCTAATAAAAACTCTTGTGTTACTTGCATTAAGTTATTCATTTTCAGTACTTTTAATAAATGCTTTAATTCTTGTCAAAAAATGACTAGCAAAAATAGTTGCTAACATTTCCCTGTTGTTTTTGAAATAGCCGTTACATCTTTAATGTTTTCAGACCTATCGTAAAAAGAATAATATACAAGAGAATAACCACCAGAGTATCCATTCTTTTGTATACAGGTATTAAATCCAAATGTGGATTTTCTTTCATAATAAATACTTTTTCTGATTTTTTAATAAATATATTATCTTCGTCATATAGCTCATCACAATCAAATATATTGGTCATTCCATCTCTTGGACTATTCCTAAAATCTTTTTGTATATTAAGATAAACATTTTGAGGTATTTTTACCTCTTCGCATTCTAGTTCTTTACGAATTATTGTTGTATTATTGCCATTGTAAGCAGCATATAATGGCGTGCTTAATATAGTAAATATTGTTAACAATCTAATTATCATCATTCTTTCAACCTTTTAACCTCTTGTTTCAATGCTTCGTTTTCAGCTTTTAAATCCTTAATAGTACTCTCCATATACTTAAATGCTGTTTGTGTAAGGACATGTAATATATTCAGTTCTAATTCACTTACTTTTATCATAAAGCCCCTGTGTTATTTCTTTCATTTGTCTAAACCCCTTCTTTATCTCTTTAATTCTACCATAAAATCATTAATTTTCGGTTAAAGTTTCAAGCCATTTTTGTATTTTTTCTTTGTAACCTTTTTCTATCCAAAACTCTAAAGCATTTTCATCCATTTTTTTAATTTCTTGATCCGTAAAATTGAACCATTCTTGAGGCGTATAGGTTTTACACCCTATACATAAATAGTTAATTTCTTTATAATACACTATTGTATAATAGTTATTTTCTAGTGTAAATGCTTCCAATGATAGGATAGCCCCT